TAAGGCTATCGATAAAGGTAACATGGAGGAAGCAGAACTTCTTCTCAAAGGCTTTAAACAAACTTTCGGACAAGATTTTTACGTGGAAGTGCAATCACATAACCCTGTGGAGATCAACTCTGCCCTTTTAGAATTAGCAGACAAGCTTGGAATTAAGTCGGTAGCAACAGGCGATGCCCACTTTGCTAAAGAAGAAGATAGAATTTTAGAAGAAGCATTACTTATTCTTTCAACATCACCTAAGATTGACAAGGACTCAGACTTTGAGATGTCTCGTAATATAAAAGACATGATGGAAAGATTTAACTATCTGTACCCAGATCGTAGAATTTCTTTTCAAGATTATAACCTTTTCATTCAGTCCAGAGAAGAGATTGAAGCAGACTTTAATAAAGCTGGAATCACTCGCACAGACATATATGAAAACACAATGGAGATTGCAGATAAGATTAAGGAATATGATTTTCATCAAGGACTAGATCTTCTACCAGTTCCAAAAACAGATGCGGATGACAAGCTTCGTGAAATGGCATATGCTGGACTAGAAAAACTTGGATTTGCAGATAACAAAGTTTACACAGATAGAGTTGAAGAAGAGCTTTCTGTAATTGCATCCAAGAGCTTTGCATCTTACTTTTTAGTTATTGCAGACATGATTGATTGGGCAAAGACTAATGACATTCGCGTTGGTCCAGGCCGCGGATCAGCAGCAGGCTCCCTAGTATGTTACTCCTTGGGTATAACAGATGTTGATCCAATTAAATATGACTTGTTGTTCTTTAGATTCATTAACCCAGAACGTAATGACTTCCCAGATATCGATACTGACTTTGAAGACCGCCGTCGTAAGGAAGTAAAAGAATACTTAAAGAAAAAGTTTAAGCACGTAGCATCTATTTCAACGTACACTTACTTTAAAGATAAGGGTGTAATCCGTGATGCTGCAAGAATTTTTATGGTTCCATTACAAGAAGTTAATCGTGCAATGAAATCAATTGACACGTTTGAAGACTTTATTTCTTCTCCCAATACAAAAGAGTTTAGGGCCAAGTACCCAGAAGTAGTTTGGCTTGCAGACAGATTGCGTGGAAGAATTAGATCGGTTGGAGTACATGCCGCTGGAGTTGTTGTAGCCAAGGATGATTTAAGAAAGTTTGCCCCAGTTGAATCAAGAGAAGATGCACAAGATAAGGTATCAGGAAGAATTCCAGTCGTCGCATACGACATGGATACGGTTGCGGATATAGGTCTTATTAAACTAGATGCACTAGGACTTAAGACCTTATCTGTAATTTCTGATACGCTTAAATCAATTAAGTCTAGAACAGGCAAAGACATTGTTTTGTCAGACATGCCCTTGGATGATCCACAAGTTTATAAAATGCTTAGCGAAGGATATACTAAAGGTGTGTTCCAGGCAGAAGCAACCCCATACACAAACCTTCTCATTAAGATGGGAACAGATAAGTTTGAAGACTTAGTTGCATCCAATGCTCTTGTTCGACCAGGAGCTATGAATACAGTTGGTGCTGCGTACATTAAGCGTAAGAATGGTAATGAGGCTGTAGATTACACCCATGCAATCATGAAGCCCTTTACCGAGAATACATATGGTGTTATTATATATCAAGAGCAAGTTATGCAGGCATGCGTACACTTGGGTGGTATGACTTGGGCAGAGGCTGATAAGGTCCGCAAGATTATTGGAAAGAAAAAAGATGCAAAAGAGTTTGACCAGTTCAAAGATAGGTTTGTTACTGGGGCTTCAGAACACATTACTAAGAAAAAAGCAGAAGCGCTATGGCATGATTTTGAAGCGCATGCTGGTTATTCTTTTAACCGTTCCCATGCTGTTGCTTACTCTATGCTTAGTTACTATACTGCTTGGCTTAAGTTTTATTATCCACTTGAGTTCATGTTTTCGATTCTTAAAAATGAAAATGATAAAGATGCTAGGACTGAGTACTTAATTGAATCCAAGAGACTAGGACTAAAGGTTTTATTGCCACACATTAATGAATCTGGACTATACTTCTCTCTTCAAAAGGATGCAATTAGATTTGGATTAGCTGAGATTAAATTTATATCAGACAACATTGCAAATAAGATTATTGATAATAGGCCCTATGACAGTTATCAAAACTTTGTTTCAATAGCATCTGCCAAGGGCAGTGGAATAAATAGTAGAGCCATAAGCTCACTCAATGCAATCGGTGCAGCTGCGTTTAAAGACAATTTAAGAAGCGGTAATGAAAAGGATAACTACTACGAGTATCTTGGTATTCCAACATTTAATCTAGAAGGAATTCCACCTAGGGTTAAGGCACAGGCTAGGCCGATTGAAGACTTTGATGATCTAGGATCATTTGTTATGTTTGGAATGGTTAAGGGAATTAAACGTGGAACTGGCTGGGCAAGAGTTGAGATTGTAGATGAGACTGGATCAATAGGTCTTTTCCATAATGAGCAAACACAAATTGAAGTTGGTCAGATGTATTTTATTCTTGTTGGAGACAACAGAATTGCCAGGTACATAAAGGTTTCCGATATCGATCCTTCATCAAATGATATGTTTGTTGACTACCTATATCGAAAAGAATATGACCTTGAAGATGATGAGTATATGGTTGTAAACTTTACTCCATATGTAACAAAGGCTGGTAAGACTATGAGCCACATAGTTCTATCAAATAAAAATAAGGAGCTCACAAGAGCTATTGCTTTCCCAACAATGTACAAGATGACGCTTGCAAAAATGCGTGAGGGAATGAAGTGTAAGGTTGTTCTATCAAAACTAGATGATGGAACTATGAATGTAAAGGAAATAAAATGAGCGATACAAATATTCAAGATGTTTATGCACAGCTAAATATTGCTAAAATTTTAATTGCAGTAATTGAAAGCCTTGGAGAAATTGCCGTACCAGTTGACAAGTTTATAAATGTAAACAATGAAGACAAGGAATTGCAAGTAGATTATAATGAGGCCGACAACACATTTGCATTTAAGCTTAAGCAAAAGGATTAATATAAACGCTTCACAACAATTTATTTAAATGGTATACTAGTAGAGAGAAGAAAGAATATAAATGACTATTTCATTAGAAGACATAATGGCAAAGCTGGATCCAAAAACACGTGCAAGAGTTCAGTCGGCACAAAATGTGCAGGTACATAAACAATTAACTCCTAGTATAGGATTAAATGTTGCACTAAAGGGTGGATTAGGATATGGCAGACAGGTCTTGGTATGGGGAAATAAGTCTGCTGGTAAATCTTCTTTCTGTTTACAGATGATAGCCTTGGCTCAACAAGAGGGCAAAACATGTGCCTGGATTGATGCAGAAGCTTCATATGATCAACAATGGGCAGAGCAGCTGGGAGTAGATTCATCTTCTCTTATTTATTCTCAGGCTAAAACAGTTAATGATATGGTTGACGTTGGCGTTAAACTAATGGAGGCTGGCGTTGATGTAATTGTAGTTGATTCTATTTCTGCCCTACTTCCAGGAATATATTTTGAAAAAGACGGAAATGAAATGAAAGATTTGCAAGACACCAAGCAAATCGGCGCAGAAGCAAAGGATATGACTCATGCAGTCAAAATGTTAAACTATGCAAACAAAAACACACTACTTGTTCTTATCTCCCAACAAAGAAATCAATTTGGGTCAATGCATGCTTCACACATCCCAACAGGAGGAATGGCAGTTAAATTTTTCTCTAGTACCGTTATCAAGCTCTGGTCTTCAGAAGCTGAAGCTAATGCTATCAAAGCTGGCGTTCAAGTTGGGGACAAAATTATTGAACAGCGTGTCGGGAGACCAGTCAATTGGATTATTGATTACAACAAACTCGGCCCCCCTAACCTTTCAGGACAATACGACTTCTACTATCAAGGAGAATCTCTAGGAGTTGATCGTATTGGTGAGACACTCGACGTTGCAGAGATGTACGGTTTAATTGAAAAGGGCGGTGCATGGTATACAATTAATGGTGAGCGTTTTCAGGGTAGAGCAAAAGCTGTAGCGTACCTAAGAGAAAACCCAGAAGTTTCTGGAAAGCTAATAGGAGAAATTAATGCCAAATCTTAATGAGTTTATTAATAATCCAAGTGTTGTTAGTAAAAAAAACTTAGAGTCAATACATGGAATTAAGCCATGCTCTAAATGTGATAAGGATGCAGAAGAAGCCTTTTGGGATCCAGAGTCTATGACGCTTGCATGGGAGTGTCCAGACGGACATCCTAACGAAATCAAGGTGCAGTAAAATGTCATATGCAGATATAGAAAAAATAGTAATTGCCCCTCAAATAGTTGTATACAAAAACATATTTAAGTTTAGTCAAGAGCTAATTGATTTGGTAGAAGAAGATATACCAGATTCAATTTTAGATCCATGGAGAGAGTGGTACCATCAAGGCAAAAGAAAAGGAATGTTTTTTAATAGCAAGATGGATTTACATTCAGGAAATGAATTAGAAATTAAAGAAAAAAAATACTTAAAAGAAATCTATGACATAACTAGGTTTATTAATAAAGATTATTTTAATGACTTTAAAGATATTGGCATATGGCCAAATTTTATTTTAGACTGGGATAAACTAGAAGATATAGAAGATGAAATATACATAGACTACTTTAAGTATGAGTACGAAAAGCAAAAAGAAATTATTAGGGCTGAGGGCGAGCCTTTAATGGATTACCACATTGATGAGTTACCAATACCAAATGAAATTAAGCATAGAAGACACGTTGCAACAATTAATTTTTATTTAAATAATAATTATTCTGGTGGAGATATATGCGTGTATGATGACGTTTCTAAAAAAAGCTATAGGTACAAGCCTATGCCAGGAGATGCAGTTATAATGCCGTCAACAGAGCCATTCTACCATGCAGTAAAACAATATTTTAATGCAGATAGATATTTTGCAAGAACTTTTTTAGATTATTTTTCTGACAAAAACATACCTTGGGAAAGCAAATACGTAGTCTCCAATCATAATAATTCTAATATGTCAGAATTTGATTATGTAGATAAAGATTTGCAAATAATAAAAATAGATGCAAATGAAATTATTATAGGAGAGGACTATGATAGTGTCTGAAAGAGCAGAAGTAAAAAGAGATGGCGCAAAGGCTCAAAAAAATTCTGGAAGAGGAGACTATCAAAAAGGTGATGCACAATGGAATCAATTTTTAGTTGATTATAAAGAGGCTGGATCAACATTTACTCTTAATAAAGACATATGGGCAAAAATATGCACTGACACTTTTAAGGTTAACAGAGATATGCATCCAGCCTTAAAAATAATTATAGGTAAAGAAAACAAGGTCAGGCTTGGTATAATAGAGTGGGCAGTTTTAGAAGATCTAATAGAATTTTGGGAGAAAAATAATGTATAAGCTAGATGTGTATATAGATAATAAAGAAGCACCAACTGCAAAAATAAGACCACTTGTAATGCAAAGAGAGTGGATGCACGATACCACTTATAATTGTGATCCAGTCGGAATGGCTAACACACTTGGATACGGAATCTATTTTGATGAGGATATTTCATTTATATGGAATGGAGTCAGAGCTGATCCAGCAACTGCTATAACTGGAGGGGAACATATCTGGGTTGGCAGAGGAGAAGGAACTGTAAGCTTTATAACTAATCTACTTTTTAGAACAGATGAAAATACAAGTATTTTAACTATGCCTGTACCAAATGAAAAAATAGAAGGAGCACAAGTTGTAAGCACAATACTATCAACCTCTGTTTTTACTGGAACTTTTTCTGTGGTATGGAAGCTCGATACACCAAACAAAGAATACTTTGTACCAGCTGGCACAAACATTGCCTGTATACTACCAATTTCATTAGGAGCCATACAAGATTCTGTTGTTACAATTAAGAATACTCCCGCTACATTTGAAAGAATACATGACAATATAGATTATATAACATATTTAAAGGGTTTAAATGCAAAAGGGATAAGGCCAAGAATGTATAAAAAGGCTATAGACCACACTGGAAGAATAATCGGCAAACATGAAGTTGCTAAAATTAAGCTTCATGTAAATTATGAAGAGGAAACTAAAGATGGAAGATAAAAATACACTGCAGCTTATTAGTGACATTACTGAGTTTAATGACCTTCATGAATTTATGAAGGATGAGCACTTAGACAAGGCACTTGCTATTGTAGTAAAGCTTTTAATGAACCCAGATGTTCCATCTGCCAAGGCACCACATTTAATTATGGAGCTTCAAGCCATGTCAACCAAGTTTGCAGTACTTGCTTCAGTCTATTCAACGATTGCTAAAGACAAGGCTGGAACAGAAAATAACAATAAGAAAAATATTTACTATTCAGTAAAGGAGTCCATAGACAAACTCGTAGATGCACTTAAGTATGTCGTTAGGTACAACTCATAAATGGCTAGAGATATTGTAAAGAACCTTAAATTTAAAAAGCATACTGGCAACTTTTTCGACCCAGAAAAGTTTGCACAGTTACTTGACGAATCTTATAGAAACACCAAGCGTCCAGATGGAGATACCACTAAGAAATCATTCAGCCCCAGCTCACTTGGATATGGTCACGGAACATGCCCAAGATATTGGTATATGGCATTTACTGGTGCGGTATTCATTGATGATAACGATGCAGTTGCTGTAGCCAACATGGCTCAGGGAACACAGGCACACGAGAGACTTCAAAACCTTATTAAGACTATGCCTGAGTGGAGAGCAGAAGAAGAAGAAATTATTAATGAGTACCCACCAATTCGTGGCTTTATAGACTTGATCATGGAGTATGATGGCGAAACTGTAATTGGAGAAATTAAAACGGCTAAGCAAGAAGTTTGGGATACTAGACAAGCAGAGATGAAGTCTTCTCCAAATCATATGCTACAGTTACTTACATACATGAAATTAAAGAACGCAAAAGAAGGATTCTTCCTGTATGAAAATAAGAATACCCAAGAGGTTTTAATTATTCCTATCTCTATGAGCGATAAGAATAAGGCTATTATTGAAGATGCATTTCAATGGATGAGGGAGGTTTGGGATAATTTTAAAGAAGGAGATCTACCTAAGCGTCCAGAAGGTGCAACTAAGTACAAGCTGCCTTGCACGTATTGTCCAGTTAAAAAAGAATGTTGGGCAAAAGGATCTAATCCTGGAACAGTAGAGATTGATTTAATGAAGGTTGTAAAATAATGGTATGCTTAAACTCAGAGTGTAGCATAAAGTTTGAGCCCAAAACACATAATCAAAAATACTGCTCTGATGAATGCTGCAGGGTTGCAACTAACAAAAGAATAATGGAAAAATATTACGAAAAAAAAGCTATTAAAAATGGTGCTCCAAGAAAATGTAAAGGCTGCCCAGGCTTATTAAGCAGATATAATTCTGATGCTTATTGCGCTAAATGCATAAAGTCTAATACATCGAAGGTAAAAAAATACTTAATGGGGATACTAGATGACATTGGCTAGCCTAGTCAAATCAAAAGCATCCAGAGTTTTGGGCATAGACGCTTCAACAAACTCTATAGCTTTTTGTTTAATGGAAGACGACAAGCCGCTTAAGTGGGGAAAAATAAATTTATCTGGCACAGACATCTACGAAAAAATATATGACGCTAAAGTAAAAATGAGTGTTATGCTAGAAGAATTAAAGGCAGACTATATTGCAATTGAAGGTGCAGTTCTTGTAAGGTCTCCAGATGCTGTAATTAAACTATCTTATGTTTATGGGGTGGTTATAGCAGAGCTTATGTCAACTGGCGCCAAAGTAATAACTATATCCCCAACCTCTTGGCAATCTTATATTGGAAATAAAAATCCCACTAAAGAAGAAAAGCAGGCAGTTAGAATAGCATATCCAGGACACGTAGACTCATGGTACAAGAATTACATAAGGAATATGAGAAAGCAAAGAACTGCAGACTATTTTAATTTAAAGTATAATCTATTATTAAATGATTTTGACGTAGCAGATTCATTTGGTATTGCACACTATGCCAATAAGGAGTTAACAAAGAGATGAAATTATATCAAGATAAGGGCTGGCTATACAATAGATACGTTATTCAAAAAAAGAATATAGTAGAAATAGCAAAAGAATGTAACGTTTCAGCAATGACAATACAAAGATATATAGACAAGTTTGGAATGAAGATCAAGCGCTAATTGACTTTTTAGTTGACTAGAAGTATAATGATTTAATGACAGAAATAGAGCCATCAATACATTTTGATAAGATGAATAAGGTTGTTTCCGAATTATTAAAGGGAAACTCCGCCACTCAGATTGCCACAATAACTGGAATGACTAGAAAAGATGTCTTAGAGTATATTGATGAGTGGAAGTCCGTAGTCCACAATGATACCAACGTCCGAGATCGTGCTAGAGAAGCCTTAATGGGGGCAGACCAGCACTATGACATATTGATTAAAGAAGCGTGGAAAACAGTAGAAGATGCTGATACTCAAGGGCAACTCAACGTTAAATCTGGAACACTTAAGCTAATAGCAGACATAGAAACTAAAAGAATAGCCATGCTTCAGTCTGTTGGAATATTAGAAAATAATGAAATGGCATCTCAAATATTGGAAACAGAAAGAAAGCAAGAGATGCTTGTAGGAATATTAAAAGAGGTTACTTCCAGCTGCAACCATTGTAAAATAGAAGTTGCAAAAAGGCTTTCTCAAATAACTGGTTTAGTTGAGCCAATAATAATTTCTCAAGAGGCTTCAGATGCTTAAACTTGAGGGATCAATAAAATTAGGCGAGGACATACATGTATTCCCAAACTTTATATCACCCGAAGAATGCCAAGAGATAGTTGGCTTTATTGAATCAATACCCGAAAATATTTGGGAAGAGCACCTTAATGAAGGTGGCCAAGGCTACGAGATAGCCTTTGTTGATGTAATTCAATTAAAAAAAATAAACAAAAAACTACAAGAACTTTTAGATAGCGATGTGTATTTAAACACTTCTCTTTCTCCAACTAGAATGAAAAGGGGATTAATAGGAACGCACCACTCAGATGATTTTCAATTTTTAAACATAATAGAGGCAAATAAAAATCTTAAAGAAGAAGAAGAGTTTGAATTAGTAAGAAATAATATAGCTGGGTTAATTATGTACTTTAACGATTTTGAGGGAGGAGAGTTACATTATTCAAATCAAAATATAACTTACGCTCCAAAAGCTGGCGACCTACTAATACATAGCTCTAGTAATCATTGCAAGCATCAAGTACAAAAAATAAAAAGTGAAGTTAGATACTCTCACTCAGACAACCTATTTAGATATATTAAAGTCCCCAAAGGATTTAAAAATGTCATATGATTTTTCTGAATTTATAGAGATTTTAGACGGAGAAGAGTTTGAAGAAAGGCCAGTAGACTTACAAACATTTGTTACTAGCCCAGACTATTTAGGTCTGCCACCTCTTTCAGAAAATCAATACACTCTTATAGCAAGAAGCTCTCAAATATATAAAGAATCTACTTTAATAAAGTTGTATGGAGAAGAGCTAGGCAAAAAAATGTCTAAGCAGACTTGCGTTGAAGTTATTGCACAGCTAGGCAAAGGTTCTGGAAAAGACTACTCATCAACAATAGCAGTTGCATATATAGTATATTTACTATTGTGCTTAAAAGATCCAGCAGCATATTATGGCAAACCTCCAAGAGACGCAATTGATATTTTAAATATTGCTATAAACTCTCAGCAAGCAAACAATGTTTTTTTCAAGGGGTTCAAGATGAGAATTGAGGTTTCTCCATGGTTTGCTGGTAAGTACACAGACAAGGCATCAGAAATTAAATTTGACAAGTCAATAACAGTTCACTCTGGTCACTCTGAAAGAGAAGCGTGGGAAGGCTATAACGTTTTAGTTGTTATTCTTGATGAGATATCTGGCTTTGCTACAGAAAATACAAGCGGACATGATCAAGCTAAGACTGCAGATGCCATATATGATATGTATCGTGCATCAGTAGACTCACGCTTTCCAGATTTTGGTAAGGTCATACTCTTGTCTTTTCCAAGATTTAAAAACGATCCAATTCAAAAATTTTATGAGTCCGTGATAGCAGAAAAAGAAACGGTAATTAGAACACAAACATTAAAGCTAGATCAAGATCTACCAGATAACACAGAAGGAAATGAGTTTGAGGTTTCTTGGGAAGAGGACCATATAGTTTCTTATGTATACCCAAAAGTCTTTGCTTTAAAAAGACCAACATGGGAAGTAAACCCTACTAAAAAAATAACAGACTTTACTGTGGCCTTTCATAAGAATCCACAGGACGCTTTAGGAAGATTTGCTTGTATGCCAACAGATGCTGTAGATGCATTCTTTAAGTCCAGGGAAAAAATTGAAAAGGCTTTTAATAAAGGAAATATAGCTGTAGACAAATTTGGCAGACTAGAAGAATGGTTTGTGCCAGAGCCAGATAAAGACTACTTTATTCATGTTGACTTAGCACAAAAACATGACCATTGTGCGGTTGCCATGGGCCATGTTAAAAAATGGGTGGACATAAAGGTCACAGATACATATTCTCAGCCAGCACCAATTGTAGAAATTGATGCGGTTAGATTTTGGACGCCTACTCCAGATAAGTCAGTAGACTTTACAGAGGTAAAAGACTATATATTATCCTTGAGAACTAGAGGGTTTAATATAAAGATGTGCACATTTGATAGATGGAATTCTCACGACATGATGCAGCAGCTTAAAACATATGGCATTAATACAGAAATTTTGTCGGTTGCAAAAAAACACTACGACGATATGGCCATGGTTGTACTAGAAGAAAGATTGTCTGGACCCCACATACCATTACTTATAGATGAATTACTACAGCTTAGAATCATGAGGGATAAAGTTGATCACCCAAGAAAAGGCTCTAAGGACTTGGCGGATGCTGTATGCGGAGCAGTATATAATTCAATAAGTAGAACAAGGTTATCAAGGAATGAAGAGATAAGAATTCATGACTATGAGTCAATGAGCTATGACAACGACTTTGCAAATAATTCAGATGCTGAAGTTGAGTATGTGCAAAATATGATTAGAGCACCAAGAATGCCAGAAAGCTTAGCAAGATCAATAGAAAACATGGAGATAATATGAGCGAGTATCAAGAAAGAGCAAAAGAATGTAAGTGCTGCACAAAGCATGTTCCACTTCCAACTACATTAAAAAACTACAGCGGAATAACGTTGTGTCCAACTACATACTACAATGTAGTAGAGTATAAAAGAATATGGGATTCTTATGGTTCAAGGCCGATGGGATCTATAAGAAAACATTTTTCTGAATATGTACAGCAGATAGTTGAGGCAGAAATACATGACAAAGAATAAATTAGATTTTTTTGAAAATCCTGATAATTGGCTTGAAGCACATCCTGGACTTAATCATTCTTCAAATTTAGGGTTTATGAATTCTAGAATACGTTGGTTTCCAGACGAAGATAGAGACCCATATACAGTAAATAAATATGCCTACAGATCAAAAGAGTTTGAAAAAAATGCCGATTTGCTTTTCGCTGGCTGCTCAATAACTTATGGAGAAGGTGTAGCTGAATCAGCAATCTGGGGAAATGTTGTGGCATCAAAATTAAATCTTAAAGCTTTTAATTTAGGAATGCCTGGAGCATCAGTTCATTTTATAGTAAATAATTTATTTAATTATTTTCAAGAATTTGGAAATCCCAAAAATTTGTTTTGTATATTTCCAGATTTTTTAAGAATGGAAATGTATTCTGATTATAGTCACATGCGCTCTGACCTAGATATTACAAAAGACAAAGAGCTGTCTGGGTACCAAAACTATCATTTATTATTATTTCCAAATAATCCATATGCCAAAATATCAAAACAGCCACATGTTGCAAGTGAGGTTATACCTAAAGAGCTTGCTCTCTCATTGTCTATCCAGCACATAAAATATCTAGAAATGTATTGCGCTGAAGCAGGAATTAATTTTTTGTGGGGAACATGGCACGAAGATCAAGAGAATTATATTATAAAAAATAATTTATTGTCTAAAAATTTTGTAGATTTAAAAAATAATCTATGGCATAAAGAAAGCAAGGACTCTAAAAAATCTTTGGTTCATAAAAATGTTGAGGATAGGTATGCATGCCGTAAAGACCTAAAGGAATGCAAAAACTTAGAAGCATGTCACGAAACTGAAAAAAATATATATGGCAAAAACTTTGATTTAGCTTTTGATACAGACCTTGAAGATTTTGATTCAATGCCTGGACATGTTGGAGCACACACACATATTCATTGGGCAGAAGAATTTATTAAGAAAATTGGCACACTTAAACAAGAAAAGGATATGGTTTAAAAGTAAAATATGAATAAAATATTAGTTGTCAGGTATTACTTATACAAGATTTTTCGTAAAAGAAAAAAGAAGAATCCAAATGAAAATAGGTACATATACTAATGTCACTGATACTAGGAATTAATGAAACATCTCATGACGCATCAGTATCTTTAATTAAAGATGGCGAGATATTATTTGCTGGTCATGCAGAAAGATATAGCAAGCAAAAAAATGACTGGTATGTAAATGATTCTTTAATACAGGACGCCCTGTCTTACGGGACACCTGATCATATAGCTTATTATGAGAAGCCTCTTCTAAAGGCCTCTAGGCTATTTATAAGGGGTGGTGCAGGAGACTGGAAGCCAAAGTTTAATATACCAGGAGTCCCTAGAAAATCTTTTAGCCACCATTACTCTCATGCATGTGCAGGATATTATACTAGTTCTTTTAATGATGCCGCTATCGTAGTTCTTGACGCAATAGGAGAATACAACACTTCAACTATTTGGGTTGGAGAAGGAGAAAAGATTAGTCTTAAGTATAAGCAAAACTATCCAGTAAGCTTTGGTTTATTTTATTCTGCTTTTACTAAATTAATAGGCCTAATGCCAAATCAAGAAGAATATATTATGATGGGGATGGCAGCTTATGGAGACTGGACAAGATACTATAAAGAGGTGGATAGCTATTTCCCACAATACGATCAACAAAAATATAATTTCCATAAAGGAATATATGATTGGCAAACTATAATTACAGAGCAAGACAGGTTTGATATTGCAGCAGCAGTTCAAATGGTATACGAGCAAAGACTAAATCAATTTATGCGTATGGCAAAGCATCTAACTGGCAAAAATAATTTAGTGTTTATGGGAGGATGTGCTCTTAACTCTTCAGCCAACACTTTGCTTTGGGATATTTTTGATATGATTTGGATTATGCCAAACCCAGGAGATGCTGGAAGCTCATTGGGTGCCGCTGCAGCACTATACGGTAAGCATTTAGAATGGAAAGGCCCTTACCTAGGATATGATATGGGGGGCAAGTATCCAGTTCAAGAAATTGTGGACGGCATACTAAAGGATGGCATTGTTGCTGTAGCATCAGGAAGGGCTGAGTATGGACCAAGAGCATTAGGCAATAGAAGTATTTTAGCTGATCCAAGAGATCCATTAATTAAAGACAAGGTTAATTTAATTAAACAAAGAGAATTATTTAGACCGTTTGCCCCAGTGGTTATGGCAGAGCATGCATCTAAATGGTTTGATATGGATTTTGAAAGCCCATACATGCAATACACAGTAAAGTGTTTACAGCCAGATAAGATACCATCTGTTGTGCATGAAGATGGAACATCCAGAGTTCAGACAGTAACAATTAAAGAACACAGGGGTTTGTATATGGCATTAAATAAATTTTACTTACAAACTGGAGTTCCTATATTTTTAAATACTAGCTTAAATATAAAAGGTCAGCCTCTTTTAAATGACGAGCAAGACGCTATTGACTGGCAGGCTCATTACAAGTATAATATAGTAATGAGTCCCAATAGCTCAGTTGGTTAGAGCCCCGAACTCATAATTCGGTAGTCGTAGGTTCGAGTCCTACTTGGGACACGAAGCCTTTGTAGCTCAGTGGATAGAGCAGCAGGTTTCTACCCTGCGTGTCGGAGGTTCGATTCCTTTCAGGGGCACCATCTTTTTGATAAGTGCTATAATGTATAAATAGAATAGAAAGAAGAGTCAAATGATTGAATCAGAAATTAATAAACCCCATCAAAACTATTTAGAGGGATGGGAAAATCTTTTATTACAAGACATAAGACTTGCTGGTTATGGAAATTTTAGCGAAGACATTATCCCAATTGAATACTTTAAAAATGATCTTGGGTATAGAAGCCAAGCATTTGAAAATAAAGCCGACATTTTGTTTTTAGGAGATTCATTTACTAGGGGAGATGGCTTACCAATAGAAAAAGTTTATACACACATGCTGTCAGAAAAATTAAATCTTAGTTTTTCTTGTCTGGCAACTGGTGGGGAATCTGTAGCAATGCAAATAGCTAAATGCTTTTTTTATTTTAAAAAGTATGGCCACCCAAAAAAAATTGTAGCTTTATTTCCAATGCATCGATTTTCATACCCGTATATTTTTGGAGAAATGGAAAATCCTAAAGAAAATATTAAGCAGGCAAAAGTATTTAACTCCCCTGGGGTAGAAGAAAGATATGTATTGACTTCAGATTTATATGAATTTAAAGTAGAGGACTATGCAAAAAGGCCTTATCTACCAAGACAAGTTATATCTAATCAACTTGCTTTTTTCTATGACAGAATTATGCTAGACATGCTAGAGCAATATTGTGAGTCTAATGGCATTGATTTTATATGGAGCTGCTGGAATCAAGGTTACCAAGCAGCGCTTTACGAGGCAATTGAAGAAAAATATCCTGGGTACCACAAAAATTATTGCTGGATAGAGGCAAATAGCTGGTACTCAAATGGAGAAGTTGTCCTCCCCCCTGGTCAAAAAGAGGTTGATTGCCATTTAGAGTTTAGCGACGATTTTCTGTTTCATATAGCCGCAGATAGGGTAAAAAATAATGGAAGAGGGGCACACAACGGATCCCACTGGCATATGCATGCCTCAGAAGATTTCTATAACTTTATTGTTAATAAAAAATAAAAATGATATAATTCTTATATCGAGTGTTTAAACTAAAATAGGAGAAATAAAATGGCAGCAAAAGGAAGTTTAGAAGCAATAATTGAAGTTGCAAAAAAAGAAGTTGGAACTATTGAAGGCCCAAAAGATAATGAAACAAAGTACGGCGCATGGATGAAGGTAAACTTTCAACCATGGTGCCAGTCATTCGTTTCTTGGTGTGCATACACAGCTGGCGTAGCAAAATTTCCAAAGTCTGCGTCAACTGTAGCAGCATCAGATCAGTTTAAAAAAGAAGGACGATGGTCAGATGCACGTAACGATGATCCACAAGCAGGAGACTGGATCTATTTTGATTTCCCAGATGATGGGGTAAATCGTATTTCACATGTTGGTCTTTGCATTAAGAATAATGGCGATGGAACAATTCAGGTTATCGAAGGAAATACATCTGGAACTGCAAAGGGAGATCAGCGCAATGGTGGAATGTGTGTTGAAAAAACTCGTGCCTATGTAAAAGATAATAAGAAGAAGTTGCTCAATGCAGTAGTTGGCTGGGGACGACCAGTATATTCTGGAGAAGAGAATGCTCCACTTTTAAATAAGTTGGCATCAGCTCCAGCAAAGAAAACAACACCAGCAAAGACAGCAAAAGGCGGCGGCGGAAAGCCAGCTGTAGCAAAGTAATGTTTGAGTACTATGTAAAAAAAGTATCAAAGGTTGTAGATGGAGACACCATTGATGTTGATATCGACCTTGGTTTTGATATATCATTTACGTCTAGAGTTAGATTAGCTGGAATAGATACTCCAGAATCCAGAACTACAGATAAGATGGAGAAAGCTCTTGGCCTAGAGGCTAAATCTTTTTTAAAGAATGCAATAGATTCTGCTAAAACCGTTGTAATCAAAACAGAAAAAATGGATTCATCGGAAAAGTATGGAAGAATTTTAGGATGGGTATTCCTAGACGGATCTGATAAATCTATTAATGAAGAAATGATTGCTGCTGGACATGCTTGGGGATACCTTGGAGACACCAAGGTTAAAGATTTTAATGCACTTGCAAAAGCTAGAGCATCTTACAATGGAAAGTATAAAAAATGATTATTCAAATTATGGGCCTACCAGGCTCTGGCAAAACAGAGCTGGCAAAGGCTTTGAAGGAACGCATAAATGCTATCCATCTTAATGCAGATGAAGTACGTGCAACAGTAAACTCTGATCTAAGCTTTACTCCAGAAGACAGAATTGAGCAAGCAAGACGCATGGGGGAGATGGCTCGCTTAATTGCTAAGCAAGGAGTTGCGCCAGTTATTGTAGACTTTGTATGCCCAACTGACATAACTCGTGCAGCATTTGGTAAGCCAGATATATTTGTATTTATGGACACTCTTGCGGAAGGTCGTTTTGAAGACACAAACAAAATGTTTGAGCGCCCAACAGAGTTTGATGTATCATTTATTAGTCACAACTTAGATGCTGAAGCAAAGGCATCTCACATCATTGATAAGTTTAAATTGCACGATTGGTCAGCTCCAACAACTTTAATGTTAGGTAGATATCAGCCATGGCATGAGGGCCATCACGCACTATATAAAGAGGCGGGCCAAAGAACAGATCAAGTTCTTCTTGGAGTACGCAATACATATAATACAAGCGAGAAAGATCCTCTCAAGTTTGATCAGGTAAAAGAGTACATTGCTAAAGATGAATTTATGGATGGCGCATTAGTGCTAAGACTTCCTAACATTACTAACATTGTATATGGTCGTGATGTAGGATACAAGATTGAACAAGTGGATTTGGGGGCAGACATTCATGCTATATCGGCTACGCAAAAACGTAAAGAAATGGGCCTCTAAAATTTGGGACTTTGTAACAAAGGACAATAATATTGGGTGGCCATCATGAATGTATCTAAACAAAGATCAGCACTAAAGGCAATTACATGGCGTGTTATTGGCACAGCAGACACCTTTGTGATATCTTGGGTTATAACTAAAGAGCCAGTTACGGCAGGAGCAATCGCAAGCTTTGAGGTATTTACAAAAACTATTCTTTATTATTTTCATGAGCGCGGGTGGAATAAAGTTAAGTGGGGTAGAAAGTAATGCCAGTATATGAATATAAATGCTCGTATGATGAAGCTCACCCACTAATGTCAATCAATAGATCTATTACGGATACTGATCCAGGGTATACATGCGTAGAATGTGAATCAGATATGATGAGGCACTTCACCCCATTTGGAATTCAATTTAAAGGCAATGGCTTTTATAAGACTGATAATCCAAAATAATGGAAGACATTAAAAGACTTTTTATAAATGAGCTAATTGAGTTTCCCAATGGCGCTCAGCTAAATCATGCAAGAACAGATATACATAAAATAGATTACACTCTCAATAGCTTGGGGTATAGAAGCGAGGAGTTTGATGGTAAATCAGAAATTCTTTTTCTTGGTTGTTCTCATACATATGGACAGGGTCTACCAAAAGAAGATGCGTGGACACATATTCTATCTAAAAAATTAAATTTAAGTTCGTCTAGCCTAGCTGCACGTGGCGATTCTGTTATGGGACAAGTATCAAAAGCTTTTTATTATTTTGAAAAATTTGGCAATCCAAAAATTGTAGTAGCCTTATTCCCATTTTCTAGAATAATGACTCCTTATACAAAGGGTAAGATGGAAACCAAAAATGAGTTTAAGAGACACAAGTTTACGGAATATGATTATATGCCTTTAGTTGAATACTCAGAGACTTGGGGCTCGTTTGCTAAATATGCAAAAGCTCCATACGATCCCCAAGATATACTAACAGAAGAGTTTGTATTCTTTTATGAGAATATTTTTATTGATATGCTGAGACAATATTGTAAGTCAAACAACATAAAGTTTGTTTGGAGTAATTGGGACCCCATGTATCAGGAAGATATATACAACGAAGTAAATTCATTTTACCCCCAGCACCATGAAGGCTATTGTTATATTGAAGCATTTGATTGGAAAATTCCCAATCACGAACCAACCCAGTCTGGTGCACGTGGAGAAGCAGATAACTATGGAGAATTTAATGCCTTAGACTGTCACTCAGAACACGATAGAGACCATGAACTATTTTATCGTAGTTCAGACAGAGCAAATGAACATATACCTCATTGGGGTACACACAAACAATTACATATAGCAGAAGATTTCTACAACTTTATTGTTGACAAACTTTAGTTTAAACTAACATTCTGCTATAATTACTAAGTAAGCAAAAATATTGCATTACTTAGGAGATCCCTAGTTGACTAGAAAGATTAAGTATTTTTTAACCAGCCTTTTTATAATCGGCTGGCTTTTCCTTTTTAGTCCTAACTTTGCTAATGCTAATGAGCCACCCGCTCCCTCAGAGCAAGTTGTTGTAAGCCCAGCACAACAAGCGGTCAATACAGCAATCGCAACTGCAACTACAGAAGTTGCACAAGCCGCAGCTGCATCAGATACAGCAACAGTGACTATAGCCACTGCGGTTGAATCAGTAACAGCGTCTAACACTGCTGTAGCAGCAGCAAATACAGCGGTAGCAGCAGCAACGGCTGCGGTAGCAGAAGTATCAAATGTATCCTCAGCCGTAGAAACAGCAACAACAGTTGTTCAAACAGTTACATCA